TTTTATAAATTCAAAGTGGAAGAAAAATCATGTAAAATTCTTGAAGACAAAAAACTTTTTTCCTATAAGACCGCAAAGTGCTGCGATGGAGTTGAAAGATGATATTCACAAAGCTTTAGATGTAACATTAGCAGCCATTTCTGATCTGAAGAATAATTTCGATAGTGCGAAAATAACAATAATTTACTTGCCTTCGGTTGTCACTTCTTATAATTGGGAGGAACCTATTTCAATTCATATCTACCAATCTAAAGGCGAACTTTTGATAACAAATAGTGAGAACAAAAAGAGAAGTCTCTTCATACGTAATTCTATTAGAGAATTTGCAAAATTAAAAAATTTAATTTTTTTGGATATGACCGACGTAATCAAAAGGGCAGGAGAAGGAAACTTTATTCATGGTCCACTAGATTATAATCATCTGAATTACAAAGGTTATAAATTAATTCTAGATAATTTATAACCTTTGTAGTGAAATACCTTCTAGTTTCTTTTCAGGAAATGACTTTATATATTCTTTAACCTCTTCTAGTTCAATTCGTACGAGACCATTAATGCCAATTTTTAGTTTTTTGATTCTTTTATATTAGAAAAATGTTCAAGAAACGATAGGATTATAGAAAATTGATTTTGAACCATTAAAAAATTATAGTGGAGTAAACTTATATTTTTTTTCATTTTTTCAAGACTTGTTAATCCATAAATTTATGATGTTAATATAGTTTTATTAGGTCTTAATTTGGAAAGAGGAGTTATTATGTCTATACAATTTCATTTGAAAGATAGGAAAGCATTGGTTACAGGTGCCTCTCAAGGAATTGGAAGAGGAATTGCGGAAGCTTTTATGGAATTTGGTGCAGAAATAATCGCTTGCGATATTAAAGAAGAAGGTCTTAAAGATTTAGAAAAGAAATCGATCGAGAAAGGTTTGAAATGTCATATATGTACAGTAGATGTTACAGATAGATCTCAGGTTAAAGAAATGATTTCAGAGATGGACGATAAGTTAGATGGGATTGATACATTAGCGAGCGTTGCTGGTATTCATAATAGATATAATATTGATGAGATGCCAGATGAAATTTGGGACAAAATGATTAGTGTGAATTTGACTTCATGTTTCAATTTAACGAAACATTTACTTCCAAGAATGGCAAAGAGAAATTATGGTGTGATTGTCCAAGTTGCATCGGTTGCAGGTATAGTAGGTTCTGTAACTGGGGCTTCGCATTACGCAGCTGCAAAGGGAGGACTAATTCCATATATACGTTCTTTGGCAAAAGAATGGGGAGGTAAGGGAATACGTGCAAACTGTATTGGTCCCGGATTAATCGATACTGAAATGACACAGGTCATGCAAGAATTAGCAGTAAAAGCTTACTTGTCTGGTCTTCCGCTTGGAAGAATTGGTAAGCCAGAAGATATTGCGGGAGCTGCTGTATATCTTGCTAGCGATGCATCCAGTTATGTAAATGGACAACTTCTAAATGTTTGTGGTGGTTATTTAATGGCTTAGGGTTAAATTTGTTGAAAAAGAATTTAGTTATGTTTGGTTTTTAGCAACTTATTTTAAACTTTCTCTCTTTGATGTAGTATCTACAATCTTGATTAATTTTTGCAATTTAAAGTTGCCTTTTACTAGGAGAAATACGAATGCTTTTCAACAGGGATAGAGCACTACAGTTAATGAAAGAATTTGATGTTGAAGCCTTATTAGCGACTACAAGACATAATGTTCTTTATCTTTCAGGATTTCAGGGTTGGGCACAATATACTTATGGGGATGCAACTACAGAGACGTTTGCTCTTTTCTTCAGTAGAGATGAAATTGAGCCTGCATTAATAGTCTCTCGGCAAGATGAAACCTATTATTCGTCCACAGGTTCTTGGATAGAAGATGTAAGGGGATATGGTCCTCGCTCTGCTTTAAATATGGATCCAGGAGAACAGGGAGGGAATGAAGAAGAAAAAAATTATTTAAATGAGCATCCTAAAAATAATAAGAATGAAAAATATAAAGCTCAAGCAATAGAAGTTGCAGGTTTAGATAAAAGTAGAATTAAACAATTAATGCAATTAAAAGAAGAAGCTGAAGCTAATCAAGATTTTGATAAAATTCAAGAAATTGATGCAGAACTTTTTCAAATGAAATCTTAGTAAATTATGGCTGGGACAGATACTTCACTAATCGCCCCATATACAGCAAGTTGTGGTGGTGGGTTAATACTTAATAAGGATGTATATAATATGCAACCTGGTGAAGCTCTACAATTAGTTAATTTTGAACCATCAGTTGAAGGTGGTTATAGAAGATTAAATGGTACAGAAAAATATAATAGTACTATAGTTACTCAAGTTTCTGCTTCTACAGAAAGATTACAAATGACTGCAATCTTTAATAATATTATAGTTGCAGCTAGAGGTGGTACAGTTTATACTGGAACTACATCAGGATCTTGGACATCAAGAGCAACAAGTAAAGGTACAACATATACTTATGATTTTGATAAATATAATTATAATGGTACAAATAAAATTATAATTGCAACTGGACAAGCTGCAGCATTTACACTAGATACAAGTTACGCTGAAGATATTATAAATGCAACAGGTGGTGGTACTGCACCTACTAATCCTAAATATGTAAAATCATTTGCTAATCATATGTTTTATGGTGGTATGTCAGACTCCACACATAGTGTTATTTTTTCAGGACCATTTACAGAAGATGATTTTGATACAAATGCTGGTGAAATAAAAGTTGGTGATGTTGTTACAGGATTAAAAGTATTTAGGGATGAATTATTTATATTTTGCCAAAGAAGAATTTATAAAGTAACAGGAACAAGTTCTAGTAATTTTGCATTAGCTGAAGTTGCAAAGAACGTTGGTACAATAGCACACCATTCTATTCAAGAGGTAAGTGGTGACTTGTTATTCTTATCTGCAGATGGAATTAGAACAGTTGCTGGTACAGAAAGAATTGGTGACGTTGAACTAGGTACTGTATCTAAACAAATACAAGATAGAATTAATGATATTACTTATGATAATGTTACATCATTAGTTATTAGAGATAAATCTCAATATCGTTTATTCTATCCTAAAACAACAGGAGTTGAATCTAATTCTAGAGGTATAATTGCAGTTATTAAAGTTAATCCTAATACAGGTCAATTAGGATATGAGTATGCAGATATAAAAGGATTAAAAGTTTCTTGTTGTGATTCAGATTATATAAATAATGTTGAAACAGTAGTTTCTGGTGGTTATGATGGTTATGTATATAAACAAGAAACAGGAAATGTTTGGACAAGAGCAACTTCAACATATAATTTAGACTCAACTTATAGATCTCCAGATATGACTATGGGAGATCCTGGAATAAGAAAGTCAATGGAAAGAATTAATTTAAACTGGAAACCTGAAGGGGAAGTTTCAGCTAATATGTATCTTCAGTTTAATTATAATGATGTGAATACTCCTCAACCTAGTGTTATAACTTTAGAATCATCTGGTAGTGGGGCGTATTATGGAACAGGTATTTTTGGAACATCTGCATTTGGTCAAGGAGATTTACCTATAACAAGAAAATCAGTTGAAGGATCAGGATTTGCAATTGCATTAAAAATAACTGATACAAGTAACAATATACCTTGGTCAATCCGAGGATTTCAATTAGAGTTCGTACCAGGAGGAAGACGATAATGGGAGCAACATATACAAGACAGAGTTCATCTGGCATAGTTGACGGTGGAGTTATTGAGGCAACAGATCTTAATAATGAATTTGATCAACTTTTAGCTGCCTTTGCAGTATCTACAGGACATACTCATGATGGTACTGCTGCAGAAGGTGGACCAATTACAAAATTATTAGGTACTGCAATCACTATAGGTGATGGTACTTCAGGCACAGATATTGCTGTAACCTTTGATGGTGAGTCAGCAGATGGTGTACTAACATGGATGGAAGATGAGGATTACTTTAAATTCTCTGATGAAGTCCTAATGAATAGTACAGAGAAACTATTATTTGGTGATACAGGAACATATATACACCAATCAGCAGATGGTGTATTAGATTTAGTATCAGATAGTGAAATAGAAATTAATGCTACTACAATAGATATTAATGGTGCAGTTGATATATCAGGAAATACAACAGTTGGTGGAGATCTTACTGTTACAGGTGATGATATTACAATGGGTACTAATACTTCAGGAATGTTATTAGTAGCTGATGGTACAAATTTTAATCCAGTAGCAGTTAGTGGTGATGTTACAATGGCTTCTACTGGAGCTATAACAATTGCTTCAACTGCTGTAGAAAATTCTATGTTAGCTGGTTCAATAGCTGATAGTAAATTATCTACAATTAGTACAGCAGATAAAGTTGCAGGTGGTGCTATTCAAATTGATAGTGGTACAGATGGTACATCAATTACATTAGCAGATACTGATAAATTTTTAGTAGATGATGGTGGTACAACAAAATATATTAATGCTTCTCAATTAAATTCATATACAAGTGCATCAGTTGCAGCTGATGATTTAGGTACAGGTGATGCAGCAGTTACTCTAGCAACTTCTTCAGGAAATATTACAATTGATGCTCAAGCTGGTGATGCTGATATTATATTTAAAGGTACAGATAGTAGTTCAGATATTACAGCTTTAACATTAGATATGAGTGAGGCTGGTGCAGCAACATTTAATGATAAAATTGTAGCAACTGAATTAGATAT